GGCTGGAAAAGGTTTGTACGCAAACATTCACGCCAAACGTAAACGTGGCGGTAAAATGAGAAAGAAAGGTGCAAAGGGTGCGCCCACTGCAGCTAACTTTCGAAGAGCCGCTCAAACAGCGAGAAAAAGATAATGACTAAACTATGCCCTCGAGGAAAGGCTGCTGCGAAGAGAAAATTTAAAGTTTATCCGTCAGCATATGCTAATGCGTATGCAAGTAAAATTTGTGCGGGTAAAATTAAAGACCCTTCTGGAGTAAAACGAAAAGACTTTAGAGGAAGCAAAGCTAAAGGTGGTTTGATGGGTGAACTTAACAGACCAGACAGAGGCTATAAGAATGGTGGTTTTATTGCTAGAGGGTGTGGTAAAGTTATGTCTAACAGACGTAAAAAAACAAAGATGATGTAATGTCAAAAAATGGTCTTGATAAATGGTTCAAACAGAAGTGGGTAGATATTGGGAGCAAGCGAAAGGATGGTTCTTTCGCAAAGTGTGGCCGTTCCAAACAAAAGAAGGATGCCAAACGGAAATATCCCAAATGCGTACCACTTGCAAAAGCCACACGGATGAGCGACTCGCAAAGGGCGAGTGCTGTCAAACGAAAAAGAGCAGCCGGTAATACAGGACCAAAACCAACTAATGTTGCAACTTTTGCTAAAAGAAGTAAAAAAGCCAGTGGTGGATCTGTTGGTAATTCTATGATAAGACAAGCACAAAAAGATTACAAAGGAACTTATATTTCTGGTGATTTAGGTGGAGTAAAAGTTTCTAATCCAAGTTATAAAAAATATTACAAAGGGATGATTTAATGATTAGAGCACTTATTAGAAAATGGATTATAAGACCTCTTAGAAAATTAAAACAAAAAATTTGGAATTAGGCATATGAGAAAACAAGACAACATGCCTAAAAGAAATAAAAAGAATTTCCGTCCTACGGAAAAAGGTGCAGGTATGACACGAGCTGGTGTAGCTGCATACAGAAGAAAAAACCCAGGCTCAAAATTAAAAACAGCTGTGACCGGTAAAGTTAAGAAGGGGTCCGCTGCCGCTAAAAGGCGAAAATCATACTGTGCGAGAAGCGCAGGACAAATGAAAAAATTTCCTAAAGCAGCACGAAATCCTAATTCTAGACTACGACAAGCTAGAAGAAGATGGAAATGTTAAGACAAGCAATACTACAAGCATTAGAAGATAAATATAACGCACAAATTTCTGAAGCAGATGCAACTATAAAAATATATTTAGATAACTCCGTTGGTATCGGGGAACATCCACAACACATAGAAGAAATAGATAAACAATTACAAAAAATTGCTGATGCTACAGAAAAATTAAAAGAACTACAAAATTTTAAATTATGAGCGACCCAAAAGTAGGTACAGGTAAAAAACCAAAAGGATCTGGTAGAAGACTTTATACAGATGAAAATCCAAAAGACACTGTTGGAATTAAGTTTGCAACACCTACAGATGCTCGTAAAACTGTAGCTAAAGTTAAAAAAGTTAAAAAACCATTTGCAAGAAAAATACAAATCCTTACTGTTGGAGAACAGCGTGCCAAAGTTATGGGTAAATCACAAGTCGCTGCAATTTTTAAGAAAGGTAAAGATGCTATCAGAAGAAGTCATAATAGAAAAACTTAAAAAAAGAATTAACGCCACACTACAACAAATCGGGGACACTATGATTACCGGTGGGGTTGACAGTATGGAAAAATATAAATATATGTTAGGACAAGCACATGCTTATCAAATTGTAACACAGGAAATCTCTAACCTGCTAAAAGAGGATGAAAAGGAGCAAAATGACGGAAACGTTATCGACATCAAAGGAAGTACCAAAAACTAAACTGGCACTTCAAGAAAAATACGACCAAGAAAAAAAAGAAGAATCTCACGCAAAAAGATTAGACGAAAACAATATTAAAGAAGTAGCTGACCAATTACCTAACCCGGTTGGTTACAGACTTTTAGTTTTACCTTTTACACCAAAAGAAAAAACTAAAGGTGGAATTTTATTTTCCCAAGAACAATTAGACAAAGCAAGAATTGCAACTACTTGTGGTTATGTTTTAAAAATGGGAGATCTTGCATACAAGGATAAAGATAAATTTAATGAACCTTGGTGCAAAGTAGGAGATTGGGTAATGTTTGCCAGGTATGCTGGTGCACGTTTACCAATAGAAGGTGGAGAAGTGCGAATACTAAACGATGATGAAGTGTTAGGGACCATTGGTGATCCTGAATCAGTTCTTCATTACATTTAACATAGGAAGGAACTATGCCAACGGAAAACGTTAACAAAGCAGATAATCTGATTGACGTCGGTGAAGCAGATCAAGTATCCACTGAAATTGATTTAGATAATAAGGGTGAACCAGAAAAAGTTGAAGCACCCAAGGAAGAGAAGATTGAGGTAGAAGAGGTTACTGATGTTCCCGTTCAAGAAGATAAACGTGAACAAAAAGTAGAAAAAAAAGACGAAGTTCAAGAGTATAGCGAAGGTGTTCAAAAACGTATCGCTAAATTGACTCGTAAAATGCGAGAAGCAGAAAGGCAAAAAGAAGAAGCCGTTGCTTTCGCTGATGCAGTAAACAAACAAAAGAATGAGTTAGAGGGTAGATTATCTACGTTAGATAAATCTTATACTTCAGAGTTTGAAACAAGAGTTAAAAATAGCATGGTTGCAGCGAAGCAAGCATTAAAAACAGCTATTGAATCTCAAGACGTTGAAGGGCAAATTACAGCTCAAGAGCAAATTGCTAATCTAACTATGGATGCTGCAAGGTTAAATGCTATGAAAGTAGCAGCAGAGTCTAAACCAAAAGAGGTTAATGTAACACCTCAACAAACAAAACAATCAGCACAAACTGACCCCATGGCAGAGGCCTGGGCATCTGATAACCCTTGGTTTGGTAATGATTCAGCTATGACTTACACAGCTTTTGATATCCACAAACAACTAGTGGAAAAAGAAGGATTTGATCCAAAATCTAGAGAATATTATGCAGAAGTAGATAAAAGAATAAGAGTTGAATTTCCGCATAAATTTGATAAGATAGAAGACAATACTACAGAAAGAACCAAACCGGTTCAAAATGTAGCTTCGGCTAAACGTTCAGCCTCGACAAGCAAAGGACGCAAAACTGTCAAGCTCACACCTTCACAGGTAGCAATTGCTAAAAGATTAGGTGTGCCACTAGAAGAATATGCGAAACAATTAAATATCACGGAAGGAGTATAGGCATATGGAAAAAGATAAAATGAAAACTTCACGTGCGAGTCAGACTAGAGCGAAAGCTGAAACTAAAAAAGTTTGGACTCCACCCAACTCACTTGATGCACCACCAGCGCCAACTGGATACAGACATCAATGGATTAGAGCCGAAGTTCTGGGTCAACAAGATACTAAGAACGTTGCGGCATCATTAAGAGAAGGATGGGAATTAGTGAGAGCTGATGAATATCCTGATGAAAATTTTCCAACGATGGATGAAGGCAGATACGCTGGAGTCATAGGAGTGGGAGGCCTTTTGCTGGCAAGGATACCAGAAGAGATCGCGCTTCAAATAGACGAGTACTATAAAAAACAGAACGAAGCTAAAGAAGAAGCAGTAAGCAACGATCTTATGAAGGAACAGCACCCAAGTATGAAATTCCAAAAGGAATCGAATACTCGTGTAACCTTCGGTGGTACAAAGAAAAGCTAATTATTTAGTAATTCCTACCCAACGAATAAATTAAAACCGTACTGGAGGCCCTTCGGGGCAGGTACATAAAAAGGAAACAACTATGGCAAATGCAAGTACAACTGGATTTGGTTTAAGAGCTGTAATGACTGTTGGAAATACTCCAGCAACTTCAGGACAATCTGAATATAAAATCCAAACTGCACCTGGCGTAGCATCAAACAAAGGTGATCCAATGTCGTTTAACGATGGTGGAGCAACTGCGGGCGAAGCTGGTAAGGTACAGGATGCTTCTTTTACTACAACTGACGATGGTGGGAATGGCGGAACTGCGTGGACAACTGCAAACTCTGCTCTTCTAATTGGTGTTTTCAACGGAGCTTTCTTCGTTGACTCTAATGGAAAACCTACTTTTTCAAACAATGTAGTAGCATCACAAGCAACGTCAACAGACTACAACACAGGGTCTGATGACATTACGGCTTTCATCATTGACAATCCTCTACAGGAATATGTCGTGAAAGCTGATGCCGCTTTGGCGCAAACTCTTATTGGAGTTAACCCAATGCAAGGCTTTAACACTAACAACTACACAGCGACAGATAACAAAGATGGTCAATCGATCACTACGTTAGATGTTGGTTCTGCGGCAACAACTTCAATGTTTACTGTCGTAAGAAACGCAAACGATCCAGAGAATAAAGATCAAACTGCAGCGGGATGTAATTTCGTTGTAATGATTGCTCCGGGTAGTTCGTTGTACAACTAATAGCTAAATAGGAGTATATAACTATGGCAATATCACGAGCACAACTAGTTAAAGAACTAGAGCCTGGTCTAAATGCACTATTTGGACTAGAGTACAAACAATACGCTGATGAGTGGAATGAGATTTTCGACACAGAAACTTCAGACAGAGCTTTCGAATCTTCTCT